AATTGGTGTAATATATGCCATTTTATCCTCCCACATATTCTGATTCAGAACTCAACGCACCATTATACGTTATTTTATTCCCTATCAAAACTACTTCTTTATCAACTGAATAACCAGTCTGTGCTAAAATATCATCCAACATATCAAGTTCAGGATATCCTCTATCACTCACTTTATAAAAGTTTCGCAATTGAATCACATTGGAAATCCAAGTCATATATTCAATCGCATAAGTTCTATTGGTAATTAATACATTATCTACTGGACAAATCTCACCACTAGTATTCACTGCTTTTATAATAGTACTTGTGCTTATAGTTAATACTTTACCATTAATGGTTACATTTCCAGTTCCAGTTAATGTCGCTTTTACATAATTTGTAAAGTAACTTACTGTTCCAACCAAAGTAACCCCAGCACCAAGTACCAATGCAACATCTGTTGAGGAATCTATTTCAAATATAAATTCAGTTTCCACTATCCCAACATCTATTTCCTCGGTCAACAATTCCTCATTCACAGTGCCTAATGTGTAAATATACATATTGGCATTGACCTCTTTTAATAAAGGATATTTGGTAATACTAGGAACATCCAAAATATTACTGTAATCAAATGTGAAATCATTTATTGAATAATTATACGGTTTTATGATTATATATCCATCTCTATCGGTATATAAACAACATTGTCCAGCATTGGCTATTAACTGTAAACAATCCTTACAAGGCATCGCTGGTAATGGTGATTTAGTGTATATTGATTGTAATGAGGTATCAAGTGTCCATCTAACGTTCCCTAAGCTGTCTAAGGGGATGTTAGCGAACTGTAAAACATCTTCCGCTAAGTCATAAAGGTTAATCCCACTCGGATAGTACAATCCTTCATCATATGCTTTATTTAACAAATTTAATCTTGATGAACTTCTTATAGTAACTAACGGTATATTAGTACTACCGTCTATATTTATTTCACCAGTAGTTAATGTGCTAGCACCATCAATCCACTCAATAGTTCCATTATCTAAATCATATCCCCATCTACAATCTATTGGTTGCCCAGATTCTATATATGAATATATCCCACTTGGATTTTCAGGGTCATATTCTTTATCTTTATCTATAAACGTTAATTCAAAATCTTCCACTGGTAATTTCGAACTAACCCTATCTATTCTTCTAGTCCAAACCACCCCACTTATATTATTTTCGTCAAACATTTTAACAATACCGAATAACATACTTTGGATTCTCGCTCTACGATATGGCACATTTGTTTCAACAATTATTATTTCCAACTTATTAAACGTGTCAGTTGTAGGTATTTGACTATTTAATACCCATGAACTTGATGTTGGATAATAAGTATTATTTCCGTTAACAACCCCATCTTTATATGATATGATTTGTAACTCACTTGGATACTCGCCCCTGTCCAAATCAAATTCAAATGTCAATCCAACTAGTGAAAAGTAATCCGCAAAGTTAACCGTTATTACTGGTTCACTTATAAACTCACCTACTGAATTACTTATCTCGTCACCAATATACCCCATATATGGAAAAACAGATGGAGGTGTGGGAGATAAAATCCCAACCCCATCCAAATAAAATCTATTATGTTCTAGCGTTTGATACATAGTGTTCACATCTTGTTCTAAATCAATTGAATCTACATCTGAATACCAAACTTCACTATCCACTACGAATGTACTATCCGTTACAGCTTGTGGGTCTACTAGTTTGAAAGTAACCTCGACGTACGATGGATTCCTAGTGGTTTTATTAATTTGTTCCTTATATGCAATACTCGTATTCTGCATTTATACCCTCCATCTTACATTTATCTACCTATATTAGTATATCATTTTTAAGAGTAATATATTCAAATTAATAGCCACTATCTACAATATTACACTTACAATTAACGTACTCCAACACTTCCCCTGTAGCTGGGTTAATCTTCCACACTTCCGATTCTTCATCGCCCCAATACACCTTCCTAGTTTTGAAAGTACCACTCAAATTATCCCAATATTCAAGTGTACCTTCAAACTTCTCAATCTCTACTTGGATTGCTCGCCACTGAACCGCAGTCAAATATTTCCATTCTAAAGCATTTAATTTATCAATTCTACGGTTTATGGTTTGTGCTACAACTTGACCTTGTGCGTTTCTTGCACTGTCCACAAACTGTTGTCGCTGTATAGTTAACCCTCTAGCTGGATATGGGAGTATCACTCCATTTATTTTAATGAATCCATTACTTATCATCTTGCAAATGCCCCCATTCCTATATTAGCCCCACGACCACGAGATATCTTTTGTTGGCTGGTGTAAATTACTTCCCCATCCAATGTTAAGATTATTGGTTGCTCGGATTTATTACCCATAACACCAGCAACTGCTTTAGCTACTCCTGTTGAAACCGCTTCTACTATTTGGTCATTATTTACTACTGCTGTTTTACCACCAATGTTACCCATCATTTCAACACCATTTTCATTAGCCACAAACATTGACCCTACATCAGGGAAACCTCCATTAGCATACATTTTAATATTACCAGCATCATTTAATCCAAACTTGGAGAATGATACATTATTGAATGTCGGAATACTGAATGAAATTTCTTTCAATAGTGGCATCACTTTGGCTACTTCATTGTACTTATCAATCATACCTTTAATACTTAATGTTACATCGCTTATTTTTCCAATGATACCATTTAACAAGTTTTCGAATACGCTAATTATTAAATTTGCAAATCCAATGAAACCTAATTTCAAACCATTAGTCAGAGTTGCCCAATGACCTAATGCAGTCTCTTTCATAGATTTGAAAGCAAGTCCAACATTTTCACCAAACTCACTTAATGATTTTTTTATATCTTCTCCCATTTTCTCGGTTTTCTTGGTCATAGTATCAGAAAATACTTCCCAGTTATTTTTTATGTCACCAGTTTCTTTATCAATATACTTCCCTGTTTTACCGAGTTTTTCCATAGTAGTATTATATATACCATCGTATTGAGTTTCAGCCAAAGCAATAGTTTCATCTTTAGTCGTTCCTGCAACTTCAACCATTTTTTCATACTGCTCTTGGTTTATCGCACCAACTTCTAACATATTGTCAGCTTCTAATAATAATTGAGAATATTGAGCCTTTGCATTATCTATCGTACCATCTCTAGTTTCCATAGACGACTTTAATATTGCTGAACTTTGCTCAACATTTATTGCAATTGCATTATCCTTCAAATCAGTCATTATCTTTTTGTACTCAACCTCACCAGCCGAGAAACTTTTAAGTCCAATGTCCATCCAAGAATCTTTTATTTTCTGTATTTCAATTGACTCTGCTTCTGACAATGCGACCTTATTATCACTAGCCTTTTGTAAGATTTCATCTATTCTAGCTTGTCCATCAGAAACAACCTTACTTTGAGAATCATAATAATTATTTGTGGATTTCAGTAAGTCACTAAATTCTTTTTCTCCATATTTATCTTTAAGTAACTCCATACTAGCTAGTGCAGTATTTCTATCAGCACTCAATTCATTTAATACTGAATCGGCGATAGCTTTGGCTTGGTCGGAGATATTTTTTACTATAGAATCGTCAATTACTATATTACCCCAATCCAACTTATTTAACTCTGCACCTAACCCCTGCATACCTTCAAGGAATGGTTCTATTTTGGATTTAGTTAAATCACTTACACCTTCTGAAAATAAATCTGTAGAACTTATTGCTGGGGCTAAACCGTGTGCTATGGCTAAACCAAGCCCACCAATCAACGCTCCAACTACTGCTATTGGAATTGCTATGGCTGGAAATAAAATCGCCAACCCAGCTAAAATAATTACCAACCCACTCAACGATTGAAGTAGTGTGTTTATGTTTAGCCCTTCTTTGAATACCTTTGCTACATTAGATGCATATATCCATATACCACTAAATATTACTATCAATGGTATTAGTGCCCTAGCAAATGCTCCCAATGACATTAGCCCCATAGCACCTCCAACTTTAGTTAATACAGTAAACACATTCATAAGACCTAAAGTTAATAATGCACCAGCTATCGCAAATATTAATGGAGCAAATTTTGCTAATTTAGCTAAAGTTTTTTCCATTGCAGTGTTTATTTTTTCCATCATAGAGTTAGTTCCCAGTAAATCCATCCCCTCAATGATGCTACCACCACCAATACCGTCACCGTCACTACCACCCGAAGCACTATCCTTTGGTTCACTAATTACATTTAATTCATCCATCCCAGATTGTGCGTTTTTAACGGCTTCTAATGCTTTTTTAGTTTTACCTAACTTGGCATTTGCACTATCTGCACCATCTTCAAGCCCACCAAATGTACCGAATTGGTCTTCTGCAAAATCAGCTTCATAACCAAAGAATTTTGCAATTACTGCCATCAATTTTGTTAAAGCATAAACTACAGCATTAATATACGGTAGCACAGCACTCAACATTGGCATAAATATTGTTCCAAAAGTCTGACTTAATGTAAATAATCGTTCTTGTAATATTCTTAACTGATTGGCTGGGGTAGCAAACGTTTTCGCAAAGTCACCCTGTGCTAATCTAGTCGTATTCATCATTACATTATAACGTAACATCATTTTCTCGCCCTGTGACATTGCTCTTACTGTTTTAGTAATCCCTTGTCGCATAGCTTCTACTGCTATTGATGCTTCGGTAATATCTATACCATACTTATATACAGTTTCAGATTGTCCAAGTAAACCTGACCTTAAATCTCTCATTACTTGGTTAATAGGCACATTCATCAAAGACGATAAATCTACTGCTAATTGGGTTGCATTTACACCTAACTTACTGGCTTGTGCATCCGTAGCACCCATTGAACGTGCTAATAGACCATATGTACCTACTGATTGTCTTAAACTAGTTAAATTCAATCCAGTAGATTCAGCTAATCCCATTAATGCTTTATCAGTTTTAACTGCTAAAGTACCCATAGATACTTCAAATAGATTTAATATTTCTATCATACCTAGAGCATCTCGCATAGTATCGGCTACTCCACCACTTATTTTGTAGAATATCCCAGCACCTATTAACTGTTTTATGCCACCCAAAGACCCCCCAACGCCTTTTAAACTTTTGTTGAGTTTAGTCGCATCAGTGTTTAAACTTTTAGTTTCACTACCTAGACTTTTCATACCCTTTTTGGCACTTTTAAATCCAGCAGTAGTTTTCTTTGTGCTTTTAGTAACCGTGCCTATTGATTTGGATAATTCGCCTAATCGTTTTACACTTTCTTTTACATTAGTTAATACATCTAATTTTAACTTCAAAAGTTAAACCCCCCTTTCGAATTTTTTATTTAATAATTTTGCGTGTGCAATGAACTTATTTTTGATATCATCTTGTGTTTGGTCTAAATTTTTCATTTTATAGAATGGGGTTTTAGGATATTTAGTTTTCCCACCACTCAATACAGATGCAATCGCAATCTCAATATACTTACCTTGTTTCCAAGAATTATCATCCTCTATGTCTTGTCGTATAGAAAAAGCGTTAGTAAAAGGAGTAATCGTTTTAGGATTTAACTCCCAAAATAAATTGTAATCTACTCCAATGGCTAACGCTTGTGGTAATAATTCAGTTTCTATTTGTTCAATCATAGAAGTTTGCTTTTGTGGTAAATCTCCAATCAAACTGGAAACAGTTATTTCGCTTGGAGTGATTTGAAAAAACTAGATTCCTCCAATTCGTTCATTAACCCTTCTACCAACGTAATTACAGATTTATTCTCTCCAACATACGCTTCTAATATCTTACCAACTTCTTTTTGGGAGAACACTTTGTCTTTGGAGTTATTTAACGCACCAAGCAATAGTTGTTCTGCAATATCAAAAACCATAAATGGGTGAGTTTCTAGTTCTCCCAATTCTTCAATATTCAAAGTTTTCATAAACTTGAATGAATTGAAAGTAAACTTTAACTGATATTCTTTCTTACCAACTTCAATAATCATAATCCACCACTCCTTTTAATTAAACTGTAACGATTTCTGTTTCAGCGGAACAAGTAATTTGCATTTTTCTTACTTCATCCACTCCTCCGCCCATTGCGAAGATTGTAACTTCCCCTGTCCATTCGAATATTCCATCAACTCCATCAGTGCCGAACTGTAGTTGGAAAGTGTACGTTTCATTCAACGCACTAACTTCATCGTATTTTGCATCGTCATAGTTAGCTTCAAATGTTAAATCTGGCACTTCCTGTAAACCAAGAACACTAGTTTTAAACTTCAATGCTGACAAATCAGTTGTGTCCAATTTACTAGGTGTTGAACCCATATCTGGATACCCTAGAATATCAACCATCTTTAAGAATGTTACCCCATCATCTATGGAATACATTAAAAATGTTCCAGCAGTATTAATTCCACTCATATATATTTACCTCCTATATATAGTCTTACTTTTGTTAATTACATAGCTATAAGTTAATTTGTATCTATAAATTTCTGAATCAGCGAAGTTTGGAATTGGTTGACCTATAGTTCTCTTCATTCCATATTCACCACTCATTAATCCATCTATGCCAATTGATATTTTTTTAGCATTTGTCATTTTTAGATAACCCTTTGTGAAAATCTCAATGTTGATACTTCCGTTGTTATGAGTTTCCCCAGAACTATCAATTGACTCTTCGTGGGCTTGAATGTTACCTTCTTCCACTACCGCACAAGGAAAGTTCGGTATTGTATCTGGAAAAGCAGGTAATACATTCAGGGTAGGATTATCAGTTTTTATTCTATCCAACACTTCGTTTACTACACTCACTATCATTGTGCTACTCCTTTAGTAGAGAATTTATATGTTTTCTCATTATATTACTCGCTGAACGAGTTCCCCATAACCAAGTATCATATAAAAACGGTCTTGAAGGAACACCTTTTGTCCAAGCTACCATATTACCGTTCTTATTCATTTTCTTTGATGGGTTCGGGTCACTAGAATCTGTAGGATACCACCAACCACTTTCCCCGTGAGAGTTAACATCATAATTCCACCTACCTGTAGGGTGAGGATTCTCACTTCCAACAATACCAGTTCCATACTCAACGAACATTGCGTATTCTGAACCAATCATTATTGAAACCCCATCACTTAACGGAACCATACTTATAGTACTCACAAATCGTGCATTACCTAATCCATATAATGAAATATTCTCTATTAGTTTTTCGTGTAATCTAATTGTGAATTCTTCCGCACCACTAGCAAGTGCATCTTCTAGTTCCAGCAACTGCTTCTGTGCTTCTGCTATGGATTTTGTTAATTTGGGTGTGTCAATCTTTACGTCCATTATTAAATCCTCTGTGTTAAGCCATATTGGTTTACATTTACGCTTCTACTAATCCTCGTAATATAATAATCATATTGTTCTAAATCAACAGGTTCGTTTAGATAAAACATATCTCCACTTTGGAAATCTTCATTAGTTACCATTATATAATCAATATTAGTTACATTACCAAAAATTTCAGTTACAATATTTCCACTATTAGGATATAGATGCACTTTAGTTTTTACAGCACCTGCGTATGTTGGATTTGTTTCTCCAGTATCATTCCCATCTTCATCTATATATGGAGTTTCCCCTACTACAGATGAATACCAAATTGGAGTTTTGTTCTTTTCCAAATACCGCATTTTACACCTCTATTATTCTTACATTAGAAGTTACTGTTTTACAAAACGGTGTAATTTGGTCGATTAGCGACCTTGAAACATCTGGATTCTCATACGCTCTACCTATCCCCAATTCATCATGGGAGAGTTCGCCCTCTGCACCTCGTTTATTATACAACTCTATTGCCATACTAACTTGTACTTGTAAGTATATAGTTTCGACAATATCTGAATTTCTAATGGCACAGATTATATTTTTTGCACTATCCAAATAATGAGTAATAATAACATCTTCACTATTATCAGTTATCCCCAATAATGCCTTAACAATCTCTAATTGAGTCATTGTCTACTCCTTATTATAAAAACGGTAGAGATAGTTATTACCCCTACCACACTTTGAAAGTATTTTATTAACCGTTTGTTACAAGTCTTACCATACGAATTGATTTCGCAGGCATTTTTCTTTCCCAAGAAGCACTTGCAAAGATAGTGGCATCAGGCATACCAACATCAGTGGCGATATCTCCCTTAAATGAGAAGCCATAAGGCTGGAAACATTCTCTTACTCTAGTGTAGATGGCATCCAATCCACCAAATAGTGCTGGTTCACGTTTCATTTCAGAAGGAATTTCTACTGATGCCGAAGCATATCCAACTGAACCGATTCCCAAAATGTAAGTAGAATAATCTGTAGCACCAGAGAATGATGCATTTTCAGTAGTAGGCACATTATCATTAATAACAACTGTCATACCGTTAACGGTAGCAATTGGTAGATTTCTAGTGATACCACTTGGGTCAGTGTACTTACTGAACTCTAGTAATTGAAGTGTAGCTAGTCTATTAGCAACAACCGAGTGCATTATAGCAAGTGAGAAGTCTGTTGCGGAATCTCCACAAGCCTTTACACAAGCATCACCAAGTGAAGTAACTCCAATTTTATTAGTATCATCAGGTGCTACTGCACTATCAACTACTGTAGAAGTACTATGAGTTGTCCAATCAGCATCTCCTGTGATACCAAATACACCACCAAGGATTCCTAAAAATGCTTTCTGTCTTTCTTTAATCCAATAATTAGCAACTCCTGCCACAATCTGTGCCATAGGGTCTGCATTACTATTGAAATCGGTTATGAATGTTTTTACGTTCCATCCCTTTTGTCTACCATATACAGTACCAGCCATTACGCCACCACCTAGGGTATCCGTACCGATATCGTTGATTCCATTGTATACACCAGCTTCTCCACCAATCAAATCGTAGAAAGGTGTAACAAAGAAGTTAGAACCATTACTAATTAGATTAGCAATTTCTCCATCGGCAACTACTGCCCCACTTGTAAGCATATTGGTAAGATACATATCAGGTGTATTCTTCCAGTCATAGTTAAAAATTTCTGCGTCAAACGGCAGTCCTAAATTTGTTTCAGCCATTGTTTATTTCTCCTTTTAATTAACCCATAAAACCTTTGTAGGCATCAGGGTGTTCTGTTTTGAATTTTACTTTTTCTGAATATCGCATTTTGTCAAACTCTGCTTTGGTAGTACTTTCGTTTCCACCTTTGTCAGGACTATTGATTTTCGACATTTCAGTTTTTATTTTAGTTTCAATATCAGTTTTAGTTACATTGAATGTTTCAATGAAATTCTTCACATTAGTTAGTGTAGCATTTTCATCTTCGGACACCATCATACCAACTAATTTCTCATAGTGGGATTTTGGAATCTCTGCTTTACTGAATTCATCATAAGCTTGAAGTAAATTTTCTTTTCTTTTAATGCTAATTTCCTTCTGCGTTAATTCACCCATCTTATCTTCGAATTCTTTTTTGGCAAGTTCCTCTGCTGATAATTTAGCGTTTGCTTCTAATTCTGTTTTCAGATTAGTTCTTTCGCTTTCCATATCTAGCTTTTTTTGTTCTTCCCATTTAGTTTTCGCTGTGCCTAAGGCATCAGTTACTCTCTTGTCTGCTTCCTTTTGAAGAATAGCATCAAACTGTTCTTGTGTGTAAGTTACTTCTGACATATTATCTCTCCTTTATCCTCTATGTTGCCAATCGCCCCATATAGTATCTACTATTACTATTATATGACATTTATTATCAAATTATTCTGTAATCTGTTCTGTGTCCTCGTTTTTTATTTCTTCATCATTTTCAAGGTCAACTTTAGTGATTTCAGGAACGATAGGCTCTTTACCAGCAAAGCTTTCTCCCCAAAAAGTTTCTCCCCTTTTAATGTATTCATTAACATCCGAAACCAAATCAACTATAGTTAAACAATCTGCTGGGGATAATGTTTTAGTTGTAATAAGATTCATATACCCTTGTGTCTTAACCAAAAGATTACTATTCTTATTTCTACTAAATTTAATCGTGATATCCAATAAAGATAGCTTCATTTTATCAACGTTGTTAATAATTGTAAGCATAATCAATAAAGTTTGTTTTTCTGACTTTCTAAATGTCAACTCTTTACTTCTAGCAACGATTTCTAAATCCGCCCAACCATCTCTCAACTCAACAGCTTGACCAGTATCTCCACCGCCACCACCTCTTTTATTTCTTTCAGGAATTCCAATAAGTGCATACAACAACTCTCTTAATTCATCAGAAAATTGATTCATACCATTTTGGTCTAGTGAATTACTTATTGTGGTAACTTCTGATTTACTATTACCAGTATTCTTTAAACTAACTACACCTTTTGCTCGCATTTCATCATATAATTCAGAATCTATGTCTGCATTTATAAATACCAACAAGGATTGTATAGTCTGTTCCACATCATCAATTCTACCACTCTCCAAAGCATTTATGGCATCCATAAGACCAAGTGTAAGTTCCCAATCGCCAATTCTCCAAATATTATTAGGATATTCAATGATAGGAATTCCACCTACATTGTATGGTTCGAATGTAACAGAATAGTTGTCGGAATTAATCAATGTACCCAAACCTTCTGATGTAAATGCGTACCTTCCAAAATTAGTATAAGCATATATCTTCATCATATGTTTTTTTGTATCTGTATCGACAAATTGATAATAAGTTACTCCCATAAGTGGTCGCTCTATAATAGACCTCTCATAAACCATAAATGTAGTGGAAGGGTTAAGGCACTTGTCCTCAAACGGCACAGCATCGCCATAAAGTCCATCAGTAACTATTATTCTATACGCAGTACCACAAATACTTTGATATTCACCTAATTCTCTATCAACAGATGCTTTATCCTCATATGCTAAATATTTATTTAAAGCGTCTATTTCTACTTGTTTATCATCCCCAGATTGCGTGTACTGAATTGGAGTACCCAAAAAGTAACCCACAATAGTTCTACTAATCATCTGTGCGTGATTGACAACCAACTCATTAGATATTTCTGGGCGAATTGGCTTCACCTTACTTAAAATTGGCTGTTCACCGTGTCTATAATTAACCAACCAATCAATTTCTCTTTTATTATCTGCGTGAACTAACATTGCGTTATTTATGATGGTAACTACGGACTCTACATCTTTTGTATCATCAATTACATAATCACTCAATATCTGTCTTCTACCTTTTAGTAACATTATACTCTCCTTTTCTATAATCCTAATCTTTTTCTATCTAATATTTTAATTACATTTCCAGTTAAATCTTGATACATCTGTGCCAACATAGCTATGGAATCAGGTGCATCATCGTGTGGTGTTTTCCCTGTTTGTGTATACGAGAATAACTCCTTCATAAACTTTGCATACTCACTGTTCACAGGGTACGTTGAAGGGTCTTTGAAGAAGAAATTCTTTTTTACGAAGTCACTATATGTTATTATTTTTACATCTTTATTATTCGAACTAAAGAACATACGGACACTAGTTTTACCACCTGCATCTTGTATTAAATCGTTTAAAAATTCAGCATAATAATTTCCACCATTATTCATTTCCACGTCACCACGTACCACCTTATGCTCCAGCCAAGCGTTGGCAACTAATTGTCTAGTAACGTCTGGTAAGCCATTGTTAAATACAATCCCTTCAATAAATATATTATCTCCATATACATATCCAATAGGAGAAGACACACTATCTTTACCTAGATTCTTACTATCGCATACGGCTATTATTGTGTCAGGTGCTTCATTAGGGAGTTCAAAGTAATACCCCAAATCATTAGGACTATAAAGTATACCTTCTCTCTCAATAGGATTTTGCATATATAAAGCATCAAAGGATATAGAATCCATAGCTTGTTCTTGCTTCTTATAATAGTTGGTATCGAACCCACCAAAGAAGTCAAATCTACTTTCTCCTTCCTCGTCATAACAAGGTAGTTTTATTATTTTGCATCTATCATTTTCTTCGTTAATAGTATTCAATTTGGTTATAGGGTCATGAACTGACCATCTAGTAGCAATATGAATCTCTTTACAATTGTTCTTTTTTCTTTGTCCAGCATTGACTGAATATGTCTGAAACAACTTCGCCAATCTAACTGGTGATAATGCTTCTTCTATCCCACTAACCAAATCGTCACAGTAAAGATAATTACCAGCTTCTGCACGACCCGTCATTGAACCATTAATTGGAACGAATGATATAGAGGGATATCGTTTTGCCACTTTAAGCCAGATTTCTTCCCTTTTGGCATTCTGATTAATTAATATGCTTTCGGGGAATACTTCTGTAAATTTCTCATTGAGAATTACTTCCATAACTCCAATATAGAAGGATGTTGTTATACTGTCACTATATGATGTAGCTAGTTGAGTATTTTCAGGATGCCTACCAATAATCCAAGATAAGAACCTTATTCCTGTAGTGGTATTATGTGTCAAATTATAACCATCTGTCACATATAAACTATCCTCATTCGAAATTTCAATACAAGTAGCATCGTCATTTCCTACTTTTTCAATTGATGTGATATATTTAACACATCTAGTTTTACGTGGAGTGAATGAATTTCGTTTACGCTCAATGTTAAACGGATTTATATTTTCCAGATTGAAAACTATCCTATAGGTAGTTTTACACTCAATCTTAACCCCACCATTTTTATAACTACCAATTTTACTAGTGACGGTAGCCCTACCACCTAAACTTCTAACCAATTCAATAAAATCATCAGCCAATTGTTTTGATACAGTGGTATACTCATTATATGAATTACCATACCTCCCACCATAACCATCTGTGTCCATCAAACCCTTTAACAACTCTACCCTATCCTCTAAACTAGAATATAAATATTTAGTTGGTATGAATTTCACACTCGCATCTACAAATGAACCATCTCCTATTAATGCACCTAATAAATATGGTGCTAAATCATCCGATTCCAATTTACCATCAAATTCTACAGGCTTAACGTAATTTATACTATAGTTTTTACGAGTTTCGTTTTCAACATATAAATTCTTAATCATTTCTCCTGTAGTTATTGTGCGATTGGAATTTGACCCTCTATCATCCCTACTTTGGACTGTCCATAAATGGTCTAATGTACATTCAACAAAAGTTCCATCATCGAACTTCACTGAATAAATATCCAACTTACCTTGTGGGTAAACCCCCACTACTTCTGTAGCTTTTCCATCAGACCCAATAACTTTATCTCCAACTTTAACT